ATTACGCATACTTTATCGTACTCTAAAAATGAATCATCTAACATTGGATTCAACCATTCAAAATACATTCCATCTTTACCAGAAACATATTTACTAGCAATGTTGGGGCTTAAGTCTAATCTGTAATCTGCACCAATTCTTTTTGCGTATTCTCTAAAAAGCTTTTCACTATACTTACAACCCGGTCTCATATCACCGGCCCACACTTGATAAATTAAATTTTTCATTTTATTTGCCTTATTAATCCTACATCTGTAACGTCTTTTGGTTCATTTCTCAAAGCTTTCATATTCTTTATTACATCTAAAGATACATATTTAAACCCTTGATAATATAAGTGATAAAGTGGATTATTAAAAATATCATCGAGAGTTAACTTATAGTATGTTCCTATATATTGATTATGTGAATCAGCTGGAGAATTATTATAATAAATTAAATCTATATCTTTACAATCTCTTAAACCATATAATGATAATACACTCGAGCCAGTAATTATTTTATTATCATCTGGTTTCATACCATTCATGAGTTTTCTATAATTTGGAAATGAAACATTTTTTCGGTTGTTCATAAAATGAATACTATTAGCATTAAATACTGTTTTAGATATTCTAATAGCATCTTCATGATAATCACTAATATGAACAGAATGATTACCAACATTAAACAATTCTCTAATCTTAGTTTTCATTTCTTTTACAGTTTCAAGATTATCTGCATCTATTAATAGAAATGTTACTTTAGATTTTCCTCTGAAGCATTGATCTCCTTTTCTTTTTATACCTTCTTCATTTGCCCAACCTTCAACAAAATATATTTCTTTCATCAAAGCGAGCTGACCAGTAGCATTAAATTTTTCAGAAGAAGAATAAAACACATTAACATATTTGTTAATAATATCCATAACTTCATCAATGCGCGTATGAGCGATAGGAAATAAACAAATTACGTGTGAATTAGATTTAAGTTTTGCGTATTCTATTGCAGTTCTTTGTAACATGTGCTTTGGTAAACCTCTTTTAATAAAAAATTCATAATCAGCTATAATAGGATACATTTCAAATAAATTAACATCTCTAACATTAACAGATCGTTGATGATGTAATGCTGCTGCTAATCTATGAGCACCATTTGGGATATGTCCTTCGGCGTTTACTGGAATAGGTTCATCAACTTGGTTATTAATGATTGATTTAAATGCATTATCAAATTCTTTAAATCCATTTTTTGGCGGATTTCCTTCTTTAAAGTTATTCCAAACTTTAAGATGTTTTTCGTACATACTTTTGTAATAAGCACTTGACAAATTTGATGCATACAAGTATTTAATAACAACGTCAAACCGTTTATGTGTTAATAATTCATTTGGGTTTCTGGTTTTTTGCAAGTTAACCACCACTTTTGACTTTTTTCATCCATTTCATAAGTACATTCATAACCTTTATCTGACAAACGATCTTTCAATTTTTCAAAATACATTACATTATCGATACCACTAAATCTTTCATTATGTATTATTAAAACGTAATCGTGTTTATACAGATGTGGTTCCACTTCATCTCTAATTTCTTGAGAACATTCACTTAAACTATATGCTGCAAGAAATAAAGATTTATTATTCTTTTGTACAGTGTCTAATTGCTTATGCGTAATATAATCTATGCGAGATCTATTTTTTACTGTATTTTCAATATACAATTTTTGTATTTCAAGCATTTGTCTTAAATCAACATTATAATATCTCACATCTGGATATAATAGCTTCCATATTCTACAAAAATTACCATAACCACCTCCAAAGTCCGTTACAGTATCAACTTCATTTAAATCTGCAAATTTATTTAGATGATTTATGTACGTTAAGCATCTTAGAGTAGTCATAGAGTAGCCTTTATGTCTACGAGGCTTTCCAAAATCAGGATCTATTACTTTTTCTAAATTTTTATCATTCTCTAGCTCTTCATACAATGATTTAGTGTATCCTAAATCCATATATGCTATAGTTTTTTCCACTAAGCCTTGTGATAGTTTTATCTTTGCTCCGTTAAATTCTTTGCATAATTTTTCAACGTGATTATCCCAAAAACTCATAAAACAACCTTTCTTATTTTACGATATCCATTAGTTGTTCAATATTTTCACCACCATTTGGCAATTTATCTTTAAGAAAGAAATGTACAAAATACGCTTCTTTAATTCTATCGTTAGGAATAGCAGTAAATAGTGCATTCCATTTCCAATGTAATTCTTTTTGAATCATATTTTCTTTTTTAACCCACCAATTTAAAAGAGTTTGATCAGTACTCCATTTCCATGCACCCAGTCCATCAACAAATCTTTTGAACTCTGCTCTTTCAATAAATTCTTTACCGGATTGGCGCTTACCATCTGATTTCATTGGCAAATAATTTACCAATTGTCTATTCATTAACATCATTCCCATATTATAAAAATGGCCACCAGAGTTATTCCATTTCCAATCAACATCATTAAGAGTGCTATATTGCATTCTTGTATAACCTTTAAGCTTTTCTTGATACCAAGGTAAAATAGGTGCAGATCTTTCTACAACACCAGCAAACTCTGTTTCGTGATCCATTTCATCAAATATGTTAGGTGAGCCCGGTCTTACCCAAATATCAGCATCAATAATACAAATTTGATCGTATTTATCCCAATAATCAAATGCATTTTCTTTTTCATATATTGGAAGAAATCCACCATATTTTTCATATGACTCTTTACTACGATTTGTAGCAAATACGTCTGGTTTAATCATCATTTTTGGAATTGTTTGAACTATATAGTCAACACGATTTTGAGGTTTTTCAGTTTTATTAATTTCTTCAGCGTACAATTTAACCGAGGCTGTACAGTGATCATACAGCCTCGATTTTTTACCAGTGTAAACTTGATATATCAACCTTTTCATAACAAAAATCCTTTTATTTATTTTTTAGGAGTAGCACCTGGTTTGTTTGCTTTACCTTTTAATGCATCAGCGCCAAAGAATGCTGAAACTAAAACAGCAATTGATGCAAAATATGTTGGTGCAATATCAGCAATTAATCCTGCTGCCTCAGACAATCCGAATGCAGAAGTTATAAAAATACCAATCGGATATAATAACAATCCAAATAAAGCAAACCATGCCATTTTTCTAATAGCATCTCTTTGAGCATCTGCGTCTTCCATTTCTTTCCTTTTAAATTCTAAATACATTGACTGCTCTTCGTCAGTAACAACGCCGTCACCGTTAGTATCCGCCGGATGAAAACCCGCTTTCTTGATATCTTCTTCGCTCATCATAGAACTCCTTTATTTTCTTCGCTATGTTTAATGCATCATTAAATCCATTACGAAGTGAATTTGACCTGTGGCCATTTTCAATAAACCATTCTATAGTATTTATATCAGAACCGGATACTGACATATTATAACTCTTAGTGATCTCTTCAAACTCAAATCTTAATTGAATTATTCTTGTTAATCCTATAGCCATGTTAGTGTCCAAAAAGCTTTCGTTTTCTATATTCATCAATTGTATCCTTTAATAATTTAGTCCAGTTATCTCTGTGTTCTACAAACACAGACGGTTTTTCATGGTCTACATCCATGATGATTACGATGTTAGGTGCTACCATACCAGTGCGTTCTTCCCACATGATAGAGTACGCAGCACCTTGCGCAAAGTAATTAGTAATTTTTTCTTTCTTTTTGATGTAGCGAGATGTTTTAAAATCTATAATAGATGGAACTCCATTGTATTCTGCAATGCAATCACATCTACCAGCAACACCTAAGTGATGACTAAATAAAGGAACCTCGAGGCCGAATATCTTTCCAATATTCGAATCAAGGACAGGTTTGAGATTTTCGAGGCTTTGTCTGATGTTTGGTAAGAATTCAGTTGTATCTTCATTTTTTAAATATTTCTCAACTATGCTATGCACACGTGTGCCACGGTTTGAAGCAACTCCACTTATGCGATTAGCTTCTTCTTCACCAACTCGTTCACGCCAAGCTTTAATTATATGTTCATTTAATATACTTAAAATCGTTGTAACACTAGGATAAGACTTACCATCAGGAGTACTGTATGTTCTACCTGTTGAGGTTGTGTTTGTATCCAAGTCACTATATCCGATATCAATTGTTTCATGATTAAATTTCTTTGTCATAATTTATATATTTTTCTTACCATCGTTATACTCAAATATGTCTTCAACTTGTTCTTTAGTAATGCAAAAGATTGCTTCTGGTTCTAGTTCAAAATCATATGCTGCTCCAGCTTGCATTATTAATCTTTGTTCATATTTTCTTACATATATTTCGCAGATTTGTTTATTATCAAAATTTGGTTTTTTAAATATGTACACTGGTCTATCCAATGATGCGCTATTCATTACTATGAATGATATTACTATAAAAAATTTCATTTTATTCCTAACATTTCTTTTGTCATAATGTAATCTCTGAGAAAATCAGATCTCACAATATCGTCCCAACCGAATGTTATAACACTAAAATTTTTTAATCGTTCTACAATTCTTAGGAACCTTTGAATACCATCACGTTCATAACCATCTTTAAAATCAGATTGATAGTAATCACCTGAAAAAATGACTCTGCAGTCTTGCCCTATACGTGTGATTACAGAGTCAAGCTCGTGAAAATTAAGATTTTGCATTTCATCTATTATGACTATTGCATTATTAATCTGTGTTCCACGAATAAAAGATGTAGTTAAAAACTCCACCTGATGATTATTTATAAGTTTCTTATATACGGAATGATCGTATTCAAAAAGCTCTAAACATATCTGTTTGTATGGTTCTTCAAATGGTTCAGTCTTTTCTTGTAAACTTCCCGGCAAATAGCCTAAGTCGCGTGTAGGTACAGTAGATCTTATTATTACTGTTTTATGATAAGCTGTTGCTGGTTCTAATGTAGATTGTAGTGCTAAATACATTGCAATAAATGTTTTACCAGTACCAGCAGAACCGGCAAGAACTAAATTTTCATTGTGATCCCAAGAATCAAAAGCTTTTTCTTGATTTTTAGTTATAGGTTCAATGTTAATTAAATCTTCAAATCTTACTACACTTCTACTCATATTTTAATCGTATTGCCTCTACCTGATTTAGATTTTATTCTTTTAAGATTATCTTTCCAACCATCATCAGTTTTTGATAGTAAGCTGCCTTGACTGCTAACAACTCCTGGAAATTTGAAAACTCTTTCAGCATTATATTCTTCGCATATACCATCGAGTTCATCTGAACGGCATACAATGTCCCATTCAATATATTCTCTTTTAGACTCAATCCATTTTTTTAGTGTGTATTTAGGCACCCTGATATCCTTTCCACCAGTCCGGCGCAGGCCTGCCCCAATCCCATTTAGCGAATGATTTTGCCATGTGATAGTAATTACGATATGCTGAAACAGCATCACCTTCAACTATACAATCTGGGTAATGTGACATAGCTTGTGCAAACTCTGTTAATCCAATGTCTGGTATATTTATCGGAGTTTTAGCGAGTGCTTTACCGAGAACTTCATATGTTTTATGAACTTTGCCACGTCTGAATTTAAATTCATCACACATAGCAATAAAGTGTTCATAGTGCCATTCGTAATTTTGTTTTGAAGATAATGTCCATGTTGTACACGGATGATATTTATGAACTGCTGCATAATAAATATCATCACGTTCATCGCCAAACGAATAGTACGTTTGTATAGTTTTACCAGATTTAGATCTACGTTTTTCTGGTATACCATCTAGTAGTCTGTGTGCAGTACTTAGCATTTGACCTGATTCCACAATCATTTTTGGAACATGTCTATCACACAACATTTGTGCAGCTTTAATTGGATTCTTGTCAAGTATAAAAATATTCATATTGTCACCTTCAAATAATATAGATTATATAATAAATTTCACTGTTTGTAAAGGATTAAACTTTTCTTTAAGTAGAAAGTCTTACTTCCGGATTAATCAACTTGATTTGTTTTTCTAAGAAATTTCTTTTTTCTAAAATTCTATTCATTTTTTCTAACTTACCTCGCTTTTTAAGTTTCAATGCATAAATTTCTAATTCACTAGAGTCTTTTTGTAAACGTTCAAGTTGTTGCAACATGTGTTACCTTTCGTTGATATTATAGTAAATTCGGAAAAGCCTCCTCTACTACAGGTAATGTTATACCTTTAAGTTTTTGTTTGTTGATCATAGACAATACAACTTTAGCATCTTCTGGATGTACACCTTCTAAAATTCCAATAAAAATTTGCTCTCTTTTATATTTTGGTAATTTATCACCTTGACCACCTTTGACAAAATATTTAAACTTTGTATTTTCTCTAAATAAATTTGCAGGGTGATTATGAGCAGGTGAAGGCGTGTATGGTGGACTACCTTTGGGTAAGTTCCATTGAATTTTATCATCCATTGAGCCTTTAATAATATCTTTCAAAGCCCAAGATTCATTTTGTTTTAAGATTCTAACTTTATCTTCTCGATTTCGTTGTTTGCCAACTTCTTCTAATATTTCGAAAACATATTTAATCATTAAATAAACTCCTGTACACTTTCAATCAATTGATTACACCTCTTAGCAACAAGATATGGATAAACTTTATTTTTCTTGTTATAAGTGGTTTGTTCCATAAAACTATTTATAATTTCTCTTCTGAGTTCATAAGGTGTTTCACTAAGATCAATTAATTTTTTATTTCTACAATAATTGCGATACCATGATGCAGCATATAACAATTCACCTTCTTCTAAATCTTGAATGATTTCATCTACTTTCTTTTTAGACATAGGTGTTTGTCTGAAACCTTCTACAAATGTATCATCATTAGACAATATGTTAGGTACACCATCTCCCTTGTCACCTCGTATGATGTGAGTTTGCAAGTAATACCTCGGATTGCTTTCAACTATTTCTTTTTTAAGAAGTGGAGAAAACTGTCTTACATACTTGTATTTTTGTAACTGTACAAAATCTCTATCAGAAGATACTATCATAATTTTTTCTGGATTAAAATCATTGTTTTGATCAGGATGTCTTGTAACCAATGTACCTATAATATCATCTGCTTCACAACCATCGATTTTGATAACTTTGTATGGAAAGTTCTCAGCAATTTCTTCTCGTATTAAGTTGAGTATTCTAAAAGCTTCATCCCAATCGAATGAAGAATTGCCTCTATCTTTTTTACGATTAGCTTTGTATTGAGGAAAAGCTTTTCTACGCCAGTTATTAGCAGCATCAACAGCAATCACCATTTCACCGTATTCTTCTTTGTATCTTTTGTAATACATTCTTAGTGAATTCAATATCATATGACGAATCATTTGTTCGTCAAACGTTTTATTAATTATGATACTCGCTAGAGCGATACCGCTATAATCAACAATAATCATTAGCCAATCCTTTTTTGGTTATAGTAATCATATGTTCTTCTATATACGTAAACATCCCATAGTGTAGCATTTTTGATGCCACCTATAGGATCACCAAACCAAGTAAAACCTTTGGTTGGTTTTCTACCTTTCTTCTCAACTCTAAACTTACGATTTGGAGAATTGCAAGCTTTTACAATGGACTTGACCATTTCATATTCTAACATGTCTTGAGGATTTTTTGGATCAAATCTTCCAACCCATGAAGATGATCTGTTGTGTGAACCTATATGTATACCCATTTATAACTCCCTTTAAATTAATATAGTACTATTATACAATAGTTTTTAGCAAATGTAAAGGAAAAAATGCACTTAAATAAAATATTTTTTCCAAAATGAATGCAGAACATAAAACCACACACCGTTAATTGCGGGTTCAATTAAAGCTACTGCTCCAGATTCCCATAAGCTGGCACCAGTCATTAAACTCACTACAGTCATAGCTATCATAATATGACCTAATGTGTAAATTATTGCAAGAGTAAGACTACTGCTTTTTACAATGTTCTTTAAAAAATTAAAAGCACCTTGTGTAAATTCACTCATATTTTTGTTTCCAAACTTTTTCAAAACTCTCTTCGATATAGACTAATCTTTCATTATTACCCCAAAGCCTTTTTGTGTAGATTTTCAGCATTTTATCTATATCTTTTTGACTCCAACTTTCGGGTATTAATTGACCTTT